TATAAATAAATCATAGATCATCATTATTATTGTATAGATGGCAGCAGTATATGTTAGCAATCTTGTTATAAACACAGGAGCAACATTCACACAGAAATTCACACTTGAAAATGTTTCATCCAATTCAGCATTAGAATTATCTGGATTTGGAATCAAGTCTGAGATGAGAAAACACTCTGGAAGCGTAGCAGCAGCTGCGACTTTTACAGCGTTGATATCTGATCCAGCCGCTGGAATAGTTCAGGTAGGTCTTACTAGCACAACTACTGCCGATTTAAAACCCGGACGATATGTTTATGACGTAATTGTTTCGGACACTGCAGGTGAGGTTACAAGAGTCGTAGAAGGATCCGTTTTAGTTCGTCAAGGAGTTACACGCTAATGCCTGATAACATTAAAGTTAGAGTAGGTCAACAAAATGCTGTTAAAGTCGTATCGTCTTTAGCAGGAAACGTTAGTGGAAGTTTAGCGGGTTTATCTGATGTTGACATAACAAATCCACAAAACGGAATGGTTCTTGTATATAATTCGACTACAACAAAATGGACAGGAGTTCTTGAATTAACACCCGGTTCGACACAAAATTTAGATATCAACGGAGGAAACTTCTGAAATGGCAAGTTTTATTAGGATAAAAAGATCTACTGGTGCATCTGCTCCATCAGGTCTACAGTTTGGTGAATTAGCGTTAACAATCGCTGCAGGAACACAAGGAAATAGAGGTGAGAGACTCTTTGTAGGTGATGATGGTGGAACCTCTGATATAATTGGTGGTAAGTACTATACCGACCTGATGGCACATACTGCCGGATCAGTTGCTGGTGTATCTAACTCTGCAAACGCAGCAAATGGTTTTGTAGCGATACTTGATCAAAATAGAAAGGTAGATGAATGGAATGTAGATGATTTGAGATTGGATGGAAATACATTATCCTCTCAAACAACCGATGCAGATATAATTTTCAATCCTGATGGATCTGGTGATGTAATGATCCCAGATGATACCAAACTTGGATTTGGTGGAGGTGCAAATGGAGCTGCTGCCCCTGATGCGACAATAGAATATGATGAGAATGGAACAGATAAATTAAGATTTGCTGGATCACAAATAAGTTTTGATAATACGACTCAATCTACTAGTAAAGATATTGGTTCAGTAGTATTTGAAGGTGGTGTTGGAATAGAGAAAAACTTGAACGTTGGTGGAGATATGCAGGTAACTGGCATATCTACATTTATTGGTGGTATTAAGGTTCCTCCACAATCTGCACTAACTGTTGGTAATATTGGTATTCACTCAAATAGAATAGAGACGCTTACAGGTGGTGGTAATCAACTATTCATTGACCCATTCCCAAGTGGATTGAGCAATGAAGGTGATGTTATTATTAAAGGTAACTTACAAGTAGATGGTACAACAACTAATGTTAACTCCACTACTGTAACAGTTAATGACGCTATCATGAAGGTTGGTGACGTTACCAGCGTCAGAACTGTGATGGCTACAGTGGGTAGTGGTAATAATACTATAACGGTTGATTCAGTTGTTGGATTACAAGTAGATGACGTTGTTACTGCAACAGGGATTCCCGGTAATACAACCATCAGTAACATAAACTCTGGAACAAAAGTAATTACTATCAGTAATAATACAACTGCTGGAATTACAACATCTTCCCAGTTAACAATAACTCACGCGAAGGATACCAATACTGACCGTGGTATTTCATTCAACTATAATACAAGTTCTGGTACAGGTAATAACAAACTTGGATTCTTTGGAATGGATGATAGTGCCACTGCTGATACAGATGGCAGTAGAAAATGGACTTATGTTCCTGATGCAACAAATACTGCTGAAGTTATCTCAGGAACTAAGGGATATCTTGACATCAAAGGTATCTACTATCAGTCAGGAGACTTCGCAACACATGGTATAGTATATTTTACCAATACAGGTCTACAAACCTCCACAACTGCTCCTAGTGCCTCTGTAAGCGTTTCAGGAAAAATCTTGACTGCGGTAACTGAGGTAGTTCTAACATTACCAAGTGCACTTAGTGTAACTGCTGGACAATATGTTAGACAACCAGCTAGTGGTTCTGGTATAAATGGTATTGTAAAGTCAACATCAAATTCAACATCTGTTATACTAATAGGTGTTGAAGGCACATTTACAACATCTGCTGACATCACACTGAATGGAAATGGAACTAGTCTTACACCATCAGCAGTGACGGTGAATTACACTGACAAACCAATGTTTACAAGCACCATTGATGGGGGCTCATTCTAACTCATAAAAAATCATGGCACAAAATAATGACGTTGATGTGAACACTTTGATTAAACTTTATAATCAAAAAATTGCAACATTAACAAACCAAAATATCCTTTTGGAAGCGAAATTGACAACAGTAATGACTGACTTTAATGATGAAAAAACCAAGTTAGCTGCAACAGCACTTGAGTGGCAAACAAAGTACGAAAACTTAGCATCTGAGGTAGAAGCAGAATAATGGCAAAACCATCCACCAGACAAGGGTTAATTGATTACGCACTTAGAAAATTGGGTGCACCTGTTCTTGAAATCAATCTTGATGACGATCAAATTGATGATATGGTGGATGATGCATTGCAATATTTTCAAGAAAGACACTTTGATGGTGTCGAGGAAATGTTTTTAAAACATGAGTTTACTCAAGATGAAATTGATAGAGGAAATGCTCATACAGGCCCAAATACTTCAAACACCGCAGGTATTGTAACTACAACAGGTTCATCAACAGCAATCAGTGGTTATGGATCTACAACATCTACTTTTGTGGAGAACTCTAACTTCATTCAAGTTCCAGATTCAGTCATAGGTGTTGAAAAGATATTTAAATTTGATTCTAGTTCAATATCTGGAGGAATGTTTAGTATTAAGTATCAGTTATTTTTAAATGACTTGTACTACTTTAACTCTGTAGAATTACTACAATACTCAATGGTCAAGAGTTACTTAGAAGACATTGACTTCTTACTAACTCCTGATAGACAAATAAGATTTAACAAGAAACAAAATCGTTTATATCTTGATATGGATTATAAATCTCTAAAGGCAGGAGATTTCATAGTTATAGATTGCTTGAGGATATTAGATCCTAATGATTTCACAAAGGTGTATAATGATATGTTTTTAAAAATGTATTTGACTGCATTAATGAAACGTCAATGGGGACAAAATTTAATTAAATTTAGAGGAGTAAAACTTCCCGGTGGTTTAGAACTAAATGGTAGAGAAATATATGAAGATGGTCAAAGAGATCTAGAATTTGCATTAACGAAATTAAAAGAAGAGTATGAGTTACCTCCTCTAGACTTTGTTGGGTAATATGTATGGCACTCAATCCATTTTTTCTACAAGGATCACCCGGTGAACAGAGATTAATTCAAAATCTCATAAACGAGCAGTTGCAAATTTATGGGGTGGAGATTACTTATATTCCAAGGAAATTTGTAAATAGACAATCAATAATAGAAGAAGTACAATCATCAAAATTTGATGATAATTTTTTATTAGAGGCTTATGTCAACACATATGAGGGTTACTCAGGTGCTGGAGATGTGATGACAAAGTTTGGTGTCAGTTTAAGAGATGAGGTTACACTCACAATATCAAAAGAAAGATTTGAAGATTTTATCTCACCATTTCTAGATCCAGATGATTATGAATTATCAACTAGACCAAGAGAGGGAGACTTAATATTTTTTCCACTTGGTAGTAGATTATTTGAGGTAAAATTTGTTGAGCATGAAAAACCTTTTTATCAATTAGGTAAGAATTACGTTTATGAACTTCAATGTGAACTCTTTGAGTATGAAGATGAAATTATTGATACATCTATAGATGAAATAGATCAAACAGTTCAAGATGATGGATTTATAACCACACTCAATCTTGTAGGATCAGGAGCAACTGCATCTGCAACCGCTGTATTATCGCCTGTATTATCAAATAGAGGTTATATAAGATCTATTACTGTGTTAAATGATGGTAGTGGTTATACATCAACACCCACAGTCTTTATTTCGACATCAAGAGATGGTGCTGGTGTTAATGCAAGTGCTGTTGCAATTACAACAAGTGTAGGTGGATTAAACTCTATAAAAGAATTAATATTAACAAATGCTGGTGCTGGATATACACAAGCACCTGATATTAATATCGTAGGTGGTGGAGGAAGTGGTGCGATTGCTACATGTACAATCGAAACAACACAAAGAGGTGTTATATCATTTAATGTTTTAAATGGTGGAACTGGATATACAAGTCCTCCAGCGATTACAGTTTCTGGGCCAGGAGCAGGAGTTACTGCAATAGGAGAGTCAGTTATTGATATAGGAAATGCCACATTACAATCTATTAGAGTTAAAAATCCCGGTATAGGTTATACTGTTGTTCCAACTGTCACAGTTGGCAATCCGAATATTATCACTGGTCGTGGTAATTTTGAATTTAACGATATAGTTGTTGGAATGGAATCATTTGCAGAAGCACGAGTTAAAGAATGGGATGCAGATACTAAAGTACTTAAGATCTCAAATGTTGGCATAGGATCAACAATTGCAGGATTTAACCCCGGTGAAGAGATAAGAATTCAGACAAGTTTGAATGACGATAATACCAGAAACTTTAAGACTCTATTTGTCGGTGATTCAACAACAGCTGGTACAATTGGTGTACAAACAAATAGAATTACTGGCATTGTAACAACTGGTATAAACGTAGGTGCAGCATTGTCTGAAGTAAGTGGTGTAATAGGAGCTGGAGTCACTGTAATTTCTGTTCTACCATCTGTCGTAATAATGAGTAGGAATTCACTGAATACCACATCAACTACACTTCAGGTTGGTGCTGGAACTACTGCGTTTGTTGCATACAATGTTCGCGAATATGATAAGAGAGATATATATGATGAATACAGTGATAACGATGAGTTTGAAACTGAGGCAGATTCTATCATTGATTTTGCTGAATCTAATCCCTTTGGTACATACTAATGTTAGGTACATATTACTATCACGAAATACTTAGAAAGACAGTCATATCTTTTGGAACGTTGTTCAATGATATTCATATTCGTCATAAAGGTAGTGATGGAAAATCAATCAGTGACATGAAAGTTGCATTGGCATATGGCCCCATGCAAAAATTCTTAGCAAGACTTGAGCAACAACCTGAATTAAATCGTGCAACTCAAATTACATTACCTAGAATGTCTTTTGAGATGACTAATATTGCTTATGATTCAACCAGAAAGGCAGGTATAACTCAGACATTTAAAGCATCTGATGGCACAAATCTTAGAAAAGTATTCATGCCAGTTCCATATAATATTGGATTTGAATTAAATATTCTTGTTAAATTAAATGATGATGCACTTCAAATAGTAGAGCAGATATTACCATATTTTCAACCAGCATTTAATCTATCTGTGGACTTAGTAAGTGTGATCGGAGAGAAGAGAGACATAAGTGTCGTATTAGATAATATATCTTTTCAGGA